CACTTACGAATATGGCTGGAAAGATTTTGAGCAACTAGAGGAATGAGATGATCCTGACCTACAGCGACTTAAAGAACACGGTAGCGAACTACCTAGCGCGTAGTGATCTGACTTCTGTTATTCCTGACTTTATTCAGTTGGCTGAGTACCGTTTGCAGCGAGACTTACGGATTCGGCAAATGTTGGTAGTTGCGACTGCTGCAACAACTGGCGGTGATTCGACTCTAGGGTTGCCGACAGACTTCTTATCGATGCGCGATATTCATTTGAATACCAATCCGGTATCAACATTGCGCTACAAAGCTCCTAATTCATTCTACGAAACAGCGCGTGTAACTGAGTCTGGTAAGCCAGTTGATTACACGATCTTAGGTGCTGAGATGCAGTTAGCTCCGGTTCCTGATTCGACTTATACGGCTCAAATGCTGTACTACGCTAAACCTGCGCTATTGAGTGACACTAACGCTAGTAACGTATTCCTAGCGATCTGTCCTGATGCGTTGCTGTATGCGGCTTTAGGTGAGGCAGAACCGTATTTGATGAATGATGCGAGGTTGCAGACTTGGGCTTCCTTGTATTCTAGGGCGATTGAGGGAATCTCAACGACCGACCAAGCAAGTGAGTATTCAGGTCAACCAATGAGTATGTCTTATAACGTGAGGTGAAATCATGGCAGAAATCTCGAATTTCCTCGAAAACGCGATTATTAACGCGACTTTGAGAAACACAGCCTACACAAGCCCTGCTGCGGTTTATGTAGGTCTTTACACTAGCGATCCGGGTGAAGGCAATACTGGTACTGAGGTATCTGGTGGCTCCTATGCTCGTACTGCTGTGACGTTTGGTGCGCCTAGTAATGGTGTATCGACGAACAGCGCGTCGGTTACTTTCCCGACTGCAACAGGTACATGGGGAACTGTGACACACATCGGCATTTTGGATGCTACGACTAGCGGTAACTTGCTGTATTACACACCGTTAGATGCGTCTAAGTCGATTGCTTCTGGCGATGTGTTTACGATCTCGACTGGTAACCTTTCCGTGACTATGGAGTAATTATGCCTTTAGTAATTGCTGACCGAGTTCGTGAAACGTCCACCACGACTGGCACAGGCACTCTAACGCTGGACGGGGCTGTAACGGGTTTTCGGACTTTTAGTTCAGCAATAGGCGATACTAATACTTGCTACTACACGATCACACTAGGTTCTGATTGGGAAGTAGGCGTAGGTACGGTAGGTGCTGGTACGTTGGCTAGGACTACGATCCTAAAATCGTCGAACAGCAACAATGCGGTTAACTTTGGTGCTGGCACTAAAGACGTATTTGCTACTTATGCCGCTGATAGGGCTGTCTTTAAGAACGAGACTGGCAACGTCAATGCGTTAGGTACGATTTCGTCTGGTGTCTGGAACGGTACGGAAATTACTGTTCCTTATGGCGGTACTGGCGTTGCTACTTTGACAGGTATCGTCAAGGGCAATGGTCAGAGTGCGTTTTCTGCTGCTGTTGCTGGTACGGACTACGTTACACCGACTGGTAGCGAGACGCTGACGAATAAGACGTTAACCAATCCTACGGTTACGAACTACGTAGAGACTCCGTTTACAGCGAATAGTGGAACGGCTATTACGTTGGCTTTGACTAACGGTACGGTTCAGATCATTACGTTGACAGGTAACGCGACAATTACGATGCCTACAGCGACATCGGGTAAGTCGTTCCTGCTGATGTTGAAACAGGATGGAACTGGTAGCCGGACTGTTACATGGTCAACGGTGAAATGGCCCGGAGGAACTGCGCCTACAATTACTAGTACAGCAAGTAGACAAGATATGTTCTCGTTCTTTGCTGACGGAACTAACTGGTATGGCGTAACTGTTGCTCAGAACTACACTCCGTAATATATGTCTTACGTTTATATGTTAATTGACAGCAGAAACAATACGCCTTTTTACGTTGGTAAAGGGAATGGTGACCGCTGCAATTTTCATGTAAAAGAAGCAATATATTATAAAAAAAGAAAGTCATTGAAGCTGAACAAAATCCGTAGCATTCTTAATGATGGTCATGATGTAACAGTCGTTAAAGTTGAGGATAATGTTTCTGATGAAATGGCTATGGATTTTGAGTGTTTATTGATAAGCGAAATGCGTAGTCATGGATTTGAACTTACAAACATGACTGATGGTGGAGATGGCGCATTAGGCTATAAGCACTCAGAAAGTCATAAAGAATATATGTCTACCTTGCAGAAAGGTAGGGTTATTTCTGATTCTCACAAGTTAAAAATGCGTAAGCCTAAATCTGATGAAGGCAGAGCAAACATAGTTAAAGCAAGAAAAGAGTCTGCTTATAGACCATCAGCAGAAACAAAGTTAAAAATATCATTGTCGCTAAAAGGTAGGATTAGCCCAATGAAAGGAAGAACTCAGACTGAGGAAGCAAGACAAAAGATGAGTGTTTTAAGAAAAGGTATTAAAAAGCCTAGAGTTATTTGTCCCCATTGCGAAAAAGACATTGCTGTAAATATTGCTAGTCGCTGGCACTTTGATAATTGCAAGGAGAAAAGATAATGTTCGCGGCTAAAAACACAGCGGCTCCTTCAGGTGAAGCGGTTTACATAGAGTCGGTATTCTCGACGTACTTGTATACGGGTAACGAGGCTACCCTAAACATCGTTAACAACATCGATATTTCTGGCAAAGGCGGTCTAGTTTGGTTAAAAGGGCGCGTTTCAAATAACGGAGCCACCCTTCAAAATGAATTATTTGATACAAATCGCGGCGCTCAGTACGAATTGTTTTCGAATTTAACCAATGCACAACAGCTAGATACAGACACTCTCACTTCATTTAATTCGAATGGCTTTTCTTTAGGAGCCGATGCGACAACAAACGGATTGAACAACCCCTGCGTCTCTTGGACATTCCGTAAGCAACAGAAGTTTTTCGATGTGGTGACGTATACGGGGACTGGAACGGCTAGAACAATAGCTCACAACTTAGGCTCAACTCCAGGCTGCGTTATTGTTAAACGAACTGACTCTACAGGCGATTGGGCTGTTTATCACCGAGGGCTTACTTCTGCCTCACAAAACATCTATTTGAATCTTACAAATGCTGCTTCGACTGCTACATCAATATGGAACAGTACAGCCCCAACCAGCACCGAGTTTTCTGTAGGAACAGCAACCGTTGTTAACGCCTCTGGAGGCACATACGTCGCCTACCTATTCGCTCACGATGCAGGTGGATTTGGCGCGGCTGGTACGGACAATGTAATTACTTGCGGAAGCTACACGGGCAATGGTTCTGCGACAGGGCCGACAATTACACTTAACTATGAACCACAATGGATTTTAGTTAAACGCGCAGTTGGCGGCACTGGTAACTGGAACATCATTGACAATATGCGTGGTTTTGATGTTGGGGCAAATGACGCGACACTAGCTCCAAACACTACTGACGCAGAAAGTGTCACTACGCTTGTAACACCAACTTCTACTGGGTTCCAAGTAGCTACAACTAACACTGCATTTAACGCCAATGGCTCAACCTACATCTACATTGCCATCCGTCGTGGCCCGATGAAAACGCCGACGAGTGCTACAACTGTATTTGGATTAAATGCTAGAACTGGTACTGGGGTAAATACTACCGTCACTGGAGGTGCTGGTGTCACTGATCTAGCATTGATAAAAAGTAGAACTAGCGCTAATGAAGGATTTTGGGTTCCGCGATTGACTGGAAATAAGTATTTAATTCCAAGCTCCACATCCAATGAGACAACAGCGACAACTTTGATTTTACAAACGAATCCGTGGGATGTGATGGACGGTGTGAAAGTCGGAACCACCGGAAATGCCAGTAACGACACGGGTAATACTTATATAAATTATTTGTTTGATCGCGCTCCAGGCTTTATGGATGTGGTGTGCTATACGGGTACGGGATCTCCCACCGCCGTCACACACAATCTTGGCGTCGTTCCAGAGTTAATAATCACAAAACGACGAGATTCTAATTATGACTGGGTGGTTTATTCTCAAACATTGGGAACCACAAAAGTATTATTTTTAAATGCAAATGACGCAGAAACGACATTTACCGGTTTTGGAAATGTAACCTCTACAAATTTTGATGCTGTTTCAGTAGTTCAAAACGGAAATCAAGTCGCTTACCTATTTGCCACACTGTCAGGCGTATCCAAAGTAGGCAGCTACACCGGCACGGGAACAACCCAAGTCATCAACTGCGGCTTTACTGCGGGTAGTAGGTTCGTAATGATTAAGCGTACTGACTCGACAGGCGATTGGTACGTTTGGGATAGCGCACGGGGTATTGTGGCTGGTAACGACCCTTACCTTTTGCTGAACTCAACTGCCGCTGAAGTTACCAGTACCGACTACGTTGACACAGCAAACTCTGGGTTTGAAATCAGCAGCACAGCACCAGCCGCTATCAACGCAAACGGTGGAACATTTATCTTCTTGGCGATCAGTTGAGGAAATCATGGAACTAAGAATCAGAGACACAGGGCAAGTGATGACCGAATCAGAGTTCAGGTCATTGCATCCAGATACAAGTTTTCCTCCGCAGCTAACGGCAGAGCTACTGGATAGTTTCGGTGCTGATCCGGTGCTGAACGGGCCACAAGCTCAACCTACACGCTATCAAGTGGCGTTTAGAGATGGCGTAGAGGAAGTTAATGGGCAATGGTTTACTAAGTTCTCAGTAGCCGATATGGATGCTGATGCTATCGCTTCCCTAGATGCTCGTCAGGCTGATTCAGTACGGGCAGAGCGTAACCGTAAGCTGACTGCTTCAGACTGGACTCAGGTAGAGGATGCGCCAGTTGATAAAGCGGCTTGGGCAGCATATCGTCAGGGCTTAAGAGATGTGCCATTACAAGAGGGATTCCCTTGGGATGTAACTTGGCCTGTGGAGCCATAAATGCTCGGATTTTCTCCGGTATCGTCTGCTGCTTTATCCGAACTCAGGATAACGACGTTAGTTCCTGCTGCGGGTAGTATTACTGGTCGTGCTGTTGTAACGGCTGCTGGTACTCGTCAGGCTAGTGCGTCTGCTGCAATCCTCGGTAGGGCTATCGTAACGGCTTATGAAGGGCCGATACAAGGCAATGCGTCTATCGTAGGTAGATCGATAGTCGGGGCTAATGGTGGCTTCTTACGGACTGCTACAGGCTCTATAACTGGTGTAGGTACGGTAACGGCTATTGGTGGAGTCGCTAAGTTTGCATCAGGGGCTATTACTGGTAGAGCAATATTTACTGCCATTGCGAATAATGCTGTATTGGCAAGTGCCGGAATATTAGGCAAGGCTGATGTTAGGGCTGTTGGTGGTGTTACTAGATCGTCTGCGGTAGGTTCAATTACTGGTCGGTCTGTGGTAACTGCTAAGGGCATGATTTACGGTGAAGAATGGATCAAAGTTTCTCCTGTGGGTGATACATGGCTACGACAAGAATAAACTTTGGTGAGTGGACACCAGACCAGCCGGGGATTTCTGGCGGTGTAACGGATGCCAAGAACTGTTATCCGGTAATGAACGGTTATGCGCCTATTCGTGATGTAGCTGATTACTCATCTAATGCAGGTCAGTCGTTATTGTTAGCGTTTGCGGGTAAATACGCTGGTACTAACTCGCTATTTGCTGCTGGTGCTACTCAACTCTTTAAGTTTGACTCTAGCGATACGACACTCGATCCGTTAACGACTACGGGTTACACGGCTGTTTCCTCATGGGATGTGACTCAGTTCGGGTCAAAGATGATCGTAGCAAACGGATTAGACAAGCTGCAATCGTTTGATTTGTCTGGTGGTGCGTACTTCTATGGGTTAGATGATGCTCAGTTTACAGGGTCTATTTCAGGTACTACGCTGACTGTTTCCTCAATGGCGTTCGGAAGTGTCGTAGTAGGTCAGACGATTAGCGGAACAGGCGTTACAGGCGGTACTAAGATCACGGCTTACGGTACTGGTGTAGGTGGAACTGGTACTTATACGGTCAGTTCTAGCCAGACGGTATCGAGTACGACGATCACAGCGACAGGAAATGCTCCACCAGCTAGGTTTGTTACCGTAGTTCGTGACTTTGTGGTGGCTGCTAATGTTTCCGGTGGTGAATCTACGGTCTACTGGTCAGACATTAACAACGAACTGAATTGGGTTCCTAGCTTTTCTAGTCAGTCTGACTCTCAATACCTACCTGATGGTGGGAATATCACAGGTTTAGCGGGTGGTGAGTACGGTCTAGTGTTCCTAGAACGTGCAATTTATCGCATGACGTACTCAGGTAGCCCGTTTTTCTTCCAGTTTGACGCTATTTCTCGCACTTTGGGGTGTATTTCTGCTGGTTCTATCACTCAGTTCGGTGGCGTAACGTATTTCCTAGCTGATGACGGGTTTTATCTCTGTGATGGGCAGAATGTTCAGCCGATTGGACTAGAAAAGGTGAATCGTTGGTTCTTTGATACGGCTGTTCTGACCAATATTGCCAATACGATGTCGGCAACGATTGATCCTATCAGGGGATTAGCGGTTTGGTGCTTCCCTGCTAAAGAAGGTGGTAGTTTATTGCTGATTTATAACATTCAGTTGAAGCGATGGGCTTATGCTTCTACGGATGCAACGTCTATCTCGTACATTCTTACACCTTCAGCAACATTAGAGCAGGTTGACAACTACGATAACAACCTAGATACGCTGGATATTCCGTTGGATTCACCTGTTTGGGCTGGTGGATTGCTTCAGTTTGCTGGTGTTAGGGCGCAAAAGATCATTGTGTTTGATGGTGCTGTGATGTCTGCGACTGTATCAACGGGTGACGTAGATGCTGGCCCTAGTATGGTCACTATGGCTCGTCCTTACGTTGATGGCTCTACCGGATCGGTGGCTATAGCGACTCGTCAGGCTTTATCTGCTCCTCCACAGTACACCAGTTATTCTGCTGCTAATAGCGATGGTCGTTGCCCACTAAGGTCTAACGGTAGATTCCATAGGATTTCGGTTCAGACAACAGCCGGTGATACTGGATGGGATACGATTGTTGGCGTAGATGTTGAGATTCAGAAGTCAGGGGCGAGATGACACAGTTTCGGACATTACCTGTATTCGGTGCTGATCCTCGTGTAACGAGTGAGGTTGTTCGTGGGATTATGGACGGTAAGACGAATAACACCGGCTTACTGACTTTAGCGACTGGCAATGCTACGACAACGACCCTATTTGACGAGCGTATAGGCTATGACAGCCTGATTTTCTTTATTCCGGTATCTAACGCTTCTGAGAATGATTCGGCTCCTTACGGTGCGTTTCAGGACGCCACAGACCAGACTGCTGCGAATACGACTACTGCCTATGCTGTTACATTAGATACAACGGACTATAGCAATGGAGTTTATCTTTCTAATAGTTCTCGTCTTAATGTCAGGAATTATGGCATTTACAACATTCAGTTCTCTATTCAGTTAAAGAATACGACAAATGATTCTCAGGATACGGATATATGGTTCAGGAAGAACGGAACTGATATAGCAGGGTCAAATAGCCGATTTTCGATGCCATCAAGAAAGAGTACAGGCGATCCGAGTCACTTAATTGCCGCGATGAATTTTTTTATGGAAATGAACGCTGGCGATTATGTTGAGGTTATGTGGCGGGTAACAGATATAGGCGTTTCTATTGAGCAGTACCCAACTAGCACAAGTCCTACCAGACCTTCGATTCCTTCTGCTATTGTTACGCTAAGTTATGTAGCTCCGGCTGCAACGACGAACCTATACGTTTCTGATAGGCAACAAGGGTCTGCTACTGTTGCTCATTGGGCAAATAACACAGCAGACAAAACTTACGGATACATCATAGTCGGATGACAGAATTTAACTTTGTACCGCAGCAGGAGATACGAAATTGGTGGCCTACGATAAAGCCGGGGTTAGATGAGATTAAAGAAAAAAGTCCTGAGCCGTGGATAGTTGAGGATGTTTACGTTGATCTGTTTAACCAGAAATCGATGCTGTGGATAGCGTTAGAAAATAAGCATTTTGTAGGGTTCTTTGTATTGCAGCCACTAGGTCATGAGCTACATATTTGGGCTGCTTGGACATTAGAAAACGATTATCAAGTGGTTGAAAAAGGTTTACAATTCATTAAGAATATGGCACAGAATTCTAGTGTCAAATACTTAACCTTTTCCAGTCATCGTCAGGGTTGGCAACGTAGGGCGAGTCATTACGGATTCCGTCCTAGAAAATGGATTTGCGAGGTCTAATATGGGTGGCGGTGGACAAGAAAGTCGGACAGAGATAGGGCCAGAGTTTAAGCCTTATATTACCTTTGCTCTCGATGAGGCAAAAAAACGCTATCAAGCGATGCCAGAGGCTCCTAGTACTCTAGCAGTTGGCCCATCTTCAGCGACTCAGCAAGCAATGTCTATGGCTGAACAAAGGGCTTTAGCTGGCTCTCCGCTAACAGCACAGGCTCAGAACCTAATCTCTCAGCAAATGGGCTATACGAGTCCTTATGCCGCAAAGATTGAGTCTATGGGCATGGGTGCTGTTGATCCTAGTTCCGGTTTCTATCGTTCGATGATGGAAGGTCAGCCGGAGTCAGAGGCTGCTCGTCTAACTCGTTCTACTGCTGGCGGTGCTTATCTTGGTGGTGGTAGCGAATATCTACAAGGTGCTTTGTCACAGGCTAACCGTCTAGCGGGTGAGCAGTTTGGCGAGAGCATGAAGAATCTACAGGCTCAAGCTGCTGCTGCTGGTCGTTATGGCTCAGGTGCAATGGCACAGCAAACGGCTAAGTCTCAGGATGTCTTAGGTAGAGCGTTAGCAGAACAGAATCAGAAAGCCTACCTAGCGAACTATATGGCAGAGCGTCAGGCTCAAGAGGCTGCTATGGGTCGTTTGGGAGGATTAGAACAACAAGCTATAGCGAATAGATTTGCTGGTGCTAGTGGTCTAACGGCAGGTGAGCAACAGGCTTTGCAGAC